CGATTGACCCCGACAACTGCGAGGTCTACATTCAGTTCAACGACGACGGCATCTAAAGGAGCATCTGGTGTCCCCCAAAAAACAAAAAAACCCTAAAAAGCCTTTTGGCAATGGCAATGTCAAATAATTTTGGCAATGATATAAAAACATTTATATCATAAATAGTTAATATGGTAGCAATCTTTCTCTTTCATAGAGATTTAAGACTTCGTGATAATACTACTTTAATTAAAGCAATAGAAAGTGGTACTAAAATATTGCCACTTTTTGTATTTACACCAGAACAAATTGACCCTAAGAAGAACGAACATTTCTCAGACCATGCCGTTCAATATATGTGCGAATCATTGAAAGATTTAGATGCTAATTTAAAACAACTTGGTTCTAAACTAACGATACTATATGGAGATACTTGTAAAGTACTCACTTCATTAAACAAACAACTACATATAGATTCACTTTATACAAACAAGGATGTTAGTGCATATGCAGTTAAAAGAGATGCAGAAATTGCAAAATGGTGCAAAAATGAAAATATTCCATTTATAAGTGAAGAAGATTATGGACTACTTCCATTGAATGTTGGTTTATTATCAGATGGTCGTCCTTACAAAATATTGTCGCAATATTACAAAAACTTTTTAAAAATAGATTTAGTACGTCCAGTAAATAAAAAGACCTTTAAGAAAATACATTTTGTAAGTAAAGATGCTAATCATATTAATTCATTAGACTGGAAGACAATTGATGATTTCTATATAACTAATCCGAATCAAGCGATGCATGGTGGTCGGAGTGATGTAAAACGTATTTTATCAAATATTACAAATTTGAAAAACTATGGTGTTGAAAGAGATATGTTGGGTAAGAATGGAACATCCAAGGCTTCTGCTGCACTTAAGTTTGGTGTATTAAGCATACGTGAATTTTATTGGGAGATTCGCGGGTTATATGGAAAAGAGAATGATATTATTCGTCAATTAGTATTTCGTGATATGTATCAAAAGATATTTGCATTAAATCCGGAATTACAGAAAGGAGTTGCTTATTATGATAAGATTGATAAGGCAATTCCTTGGAGATATTCTAAGATAGAATTTGAAAGATGGTGCAAAGGTGAAACGGGATTTCCATTGGTTGATGCAGGAATGAGAGAATTAAATACAACTGGTTGGATGCATAATAGGGCAAGATTGGTTGTAAGTAGTTTTTTGAGTCAATATCTATTAATTGATTGGAGATGGGGAGCACAATATTTTTCACAAAAACTCATTGACGGAGATATATTTAATAATACGGCTGGATGGATGACAAATGCAGCAGTATTTCCAAATGGCGCACCTTATTATCGTCCACCTATAAATCCCTTTTTACAATCTAAGAAAAATGATCCGAATACAGAATATATATTAAAGTGGATTCCGGAATTAAAGGGTGTTACAAGTAGAGATATCCATCATTGGTATGATATTCGGTCTCGGGAGAAATATCCTAATATAACCTATAAAGAACCTATGATAGAACAATCGGTTGCATCACATAGAGCGATTGATATTTTCAGAAAGGCTTATAAAAATAAATAATATTCCATTTATAGAAAGATGGAAATCCCAAATATAATGGATATGATTAAGCCCAAGAAGGAAGAAGAGAAATTCTATGCAGATACAACTGTAACTCAAGTGACAGTAGACCAACCACTAAGTACAGGTAGCAAAGCAGCTGGTATTACCATATTAATTTTAATTTTAGTATGGGTTGTTGCCGGTTTAGCCGCATTCATTACTTCTCTTGTATGTTTTGGCAAGGGTGGTTCTATGGGTGAAAAAATAATAGGTTTATTACTTGCTATATTCTTTGGTCCATTCTATTGGTTATACTTTATATTCGCAAAGAGTTACTGTGCTTCTGCCCCTCAAGTTGTATATATGGCTCAACCTCAACAAATGATGCAACCTCAACCTCAAACTATGGGTGGACGTCGTAAGATGGGAAAAGGACGTGGTCGTAAGTAATTGATAAAACAATTCTTTATAGTAGATGTTAGCATTATTGATACTTATTATCATTGGAATGTTGGTTGGTGTACTAACGGTTACTTTCATTGAACGGTTTGATACTCTACCAGATGAATGGAAAAATCACGAAAAAGTATATATTTTCTCTGTATATGAATTTGTAACTGACTCACGCACAGATATGAGTAAATGGAAAGATAATAAAGAAGATATTCGTGTTTTTCTAAAACCAATATTTAACGAACATTTACAAAAAAATGGATTAGTTCCAGCTATTTATAATAAGGACTTTCAAAACATTACAGATATTGCATCTGGTGTTCGCACAGGTACAAGTTATTCAACATATCGTGATAAATATAAAACGCTCATTCAATCCTTTATTCAAGAGGATAATTATGTAAATAATGGATTAAAACCTATGAGTGATGTACTATTGAGTAAAGTTGATAATATATTTCCAAAAATAATAAATAAAGATATCCAATTCCCTATAACGAAGGTTAAGCGTTGAATTAATTTATATTACGCGGGTTACTAAGTAATTACACGGATTACGCGGGTTCTATGGACGATTTGAGTCCAGCCACTTTCATTCGTGATGCATATGCATCTGCTTCTTCTAATATACACGTTATTACAATGGAACTTCCATAACGAACCGCATTTCCTACAATCTGAATGGCACTTTTCAATTCAATTACAGGTACAGCCTTCTTTAAACGATGAATCGTTTCTATCTTAGAATACTCTTCTGGATTATGAAGTAATACTCTATAAAATGGTGCAAAACATAACTTTAAAGAAGTTATTGATTCATTATTAACAACTGGCTGTGCATACGTGGCAAGATTAACTAAAGTAGATGATTTTCTATTATTGTTATTTCGTATTACAACTTGCAATGGACGAGGACAATATATTACATTTTGATAATATAATGTTTTTTGTGAAGAGCGACACAGACGTGAAACCGATAACATTTATAAATATAAATAGTGTTATTTTTAAACCCTTTATATTATTAGAATATGCCACCTAAACCACAAGATTGTTGTGATGCAAAAACAGGTATTTGTGTTCGTCCATCTGATGGTAAAGAATTTGATATATCTAAACGGCGGTTCACGAAAGAACAATGTACGACCAAACCGATTAAAGGATTTACTATGAAAGCCAGTTGTGCTCCTTTCAAAGATTGTAAAAAATAATCTTTTATTTGTATAGCAAAATGGCTAAAGGACCAAGTGTACTTTCTATAATAGCCGTTGTTATCGTCATTCTCGCTGCTATGTGGTTCACAGCTATGTATGTTATGCCTGAAAAGTTCCAAGACAAAGTTGAACATATCAAGGGTCGTCCCATGCCTTACCCCTTTGGTGCTGATACATTTATCAACTATGATGAAAAGAAGAAGGAAGTTGCTACCAAATAGATTAACGCAATATTTCCATAAAACCAAAGAAGACTCCGGTTTTTAATGCTTGTTGTATAACACGTATATTCCATCCACGTCCAAACGCACGTATTCCATCATCTTTCCAAATGGTGACAAATGCATCCAATGTATTTGATTTATTTTTTTGAATAGCCATATGCGTTTTCAAAACATCAAAGGGTGTCGTCCAATATGCACCCCAACTACCAGATATTGCACCAATGCAAACTCCTTCTACTGGTGTTATAGGACGCTCTATAATGAAACATTTGGTAAGATATTGATATGCTTTTATTTTAAGTTCCATTTCAATCATATCCTCCAATAACATTGGTACATAGCCTTGGTATAATCCTTGAACGCCTTTATTTGTAATAATGCCCTTGATTGCACTTGTTAATGTCGGATATAATCCAGCTTGAATATTTCGCATTCCGTTACCAATTGGAACACGAATAACCGATGAGCCTACACTCGCAATAACAGGTGCTAATATATTTAGAATATTGCCATCCATAAGCTGATTCCATTTATTATATATGTTAAAATATGTGCCATAACTAATTCCAGTTGTAAATGTGGATGCAATTATTCCACGAGTAAGAGGTGCTTTTAAATATATCTTTTTAGGATTCTTTTTAATTTGCATATTTATTTTTAATGCCTCCAATGGATAGAGTACCATTTGTGTTAAACTACGAGCAATCGCTTCTTCATTACCCTCCTTAGAGGTCATACCACCTAACTAAGTAAATTATGATTTATATATATTATTTACCACATTTATTTTTAAATTAAAAATATCTATTAGAAATGGTTGATTTGCAACGAGCAGAATCATCCTATAAATTTTTAGTATATGCTGCATTCTTTTCATTAATTGCATTATTCGTTATATTAATTCTTTTATCAATCTATGTAAGAGATTACGATTTAATTAAAGATTCGCCATTACTATTTGTTATTGAAACATTCGTTATTGCCGTTGGCGCATCTATTCCATTTACATATTTCTGTGTTAGAAGAGGTATATCTTCGGCTGCTACAAGCGAAATTATAATTGCCCTTATGTTTAAATTTGCCTTATTACACGTATTATTAGAATTAAGTGGATTCTACAGAGGTTCAACCAGTATGTAGTTATTTTTTGCAATTGTATTGTAAATGATAGACCTATTGGCAATAGTTGGTTATTCTATCTTATTTATACTCGGTGTCATTAAATTATCAGATACCATAAATCGTCCATTTGACTTCTTAGCAAATCTCATTTTATTAATTGGGTTTTCAGCATTGGCTACATATTACTTCATTCGTTACACTACAAACAAAAGTGAACTAAATGATTTACCACAAAAACGAACAAGAGAAATAGGTCATTCTTCATTGATAGTATTCTTTGCTATGACAATTATGCCTATCTCTAAATCACTATTTCAATATTATGATGTATTTGGCATATTAGGTCACTCTTACCTATTATATGCTCTTGTATATAACCAAAATCAACTATTTGGTATAGCCGCTTTGGCAATCTACTATCTATTTGGTTCATTCGGTAAACTGAATAAAGGTTCAATGGAATTTATTAAAATGATTGCCAGAGTTATATTATTTATATTCTTTACACTCGTATTCATAAAAGGTATTATGAAGCTAAAATTGTATGCGATAGAACCGAGCGATTTTTGGAAATAAAGTTTTTGTATATTTTATTCCATTTATCTACCCATAACTCTTTTTGTGAATAGTGTCCCATTTTAATCAAATAATTAGCACTACTTATATATGGTTTTCTCATTGCTAAACCACCATCACTCCATGTCCCCATTGAATATACATTAAACACCATTACCCAAGGATAGGAATCTAATGCAAATTCATAAAACCAGCTATATACTTCATCTGGATGTATCTTGTTTAATGTCATCCAATTTGATAATACCATTAATCTTTCAATATGATGCAAATAACCCGTACTCCACGCTTTATATATAGCCGCACTTACAGGATTCACATCCTTCGGTACATTTGCATTATACCAATCACTTCCTAACTTATTTTTTGCATTCCAAGTATTCTTTAAAATACTCTTACTATCAAAGTGGTAATAGTATAATCTGCAATATTCTCGCCAACCAAGGATTTGTCGTACAAAACCTTCATAGGATGCAACAGAGATAGTATGACTATGCATATAGTTTTTAGTATATACAAGAACTTCTCTTGGTATTAATAATCCATTATTAAGCATTGTTGATAAACCACTGTGATAAATATACCTTTTTGAGAAAGGTAATTCAGAAGCCATTGCATCTTCATAAGGTCCAAATAGATTAAATCTATATTTCAAAAATTCATTTAACCAATCCATTGTTTCAGAATGAGTTAAAGGCAATTGCATTAAAATACTTTCCATCTCACTTGCGTCTGGTCCAGCATACTTGGAAAATATAGGATGTTTATTCGTCCATTCAATTGCTGGTTTTACCCATTTAGAATGATTGGCGTTTTTATAGGGTTTAACTTCGGGTATATCTTCAAGGGCATCTTTTGATAATGCCTTTCTATTTTCCTTATCTTGACTTGGTGTATCTCCAAGTAAATGTAGGTCTTTAAACTCAACTTTCATTCGGTTATAAAAAGATGAATGTTGTAGACGTTTTTTACCACTACGCAAAGTATCCAATAATTTAGTTGAAGCCAACCATTGAGGACTATCGTGTAACATTATTGGGAACGTGGCATTCTTTTTAATTCTTTCAATTAATAAATTATCCCCTGGTTCAATAATATGAACGGTATCTTTTGTAAATTCATAGCGTTTCTTTAAAGACAATTTCCATAAATCATCTACTTTGAATCGTTTAACTGTAAGATTTTTCTTCAAGTATTCTTCATAAGCATCACAGGTAGCTTTCATATAGGCAATTCGCAATTTATTGAGTTTTAAGATATTACGACCAAAAACATCACCTTTGCGATCACCAAAACAACAGGGGTCTTCCCATAATAGGATTGTTTTAATGGAATACTTAGTAATGAGTGGTTTTAGTT